TTAATTGCTTTGCGATCGTCTTTAGAAAAAGTAGTAGCAGTCATAGGTGCTTCAATATAACTACTTACTTCATCTATTATTGTTGAAGTTATTGAATTATAGACCAATAAGTCAATATTCTGACTGATAGTCATGCATTTGATATAGTCTATAGTTTCATTTATAGTTTTTGTTTCTTTTGTTAAGAACGGTTTACACCAACGAGACTCCCATTTTGACACTGATATGAGAGAGTGTTCCAACTGTAGAGTTGTTTCTTTAACAGATGTAAACTCATTTTTTATCTCGTCATACAATTCGGTTAATGGGATCGTAATTTTTAACATAAATTACTTGTTTGTCTAAACTTTTGGAACTATGGCATTAATAAATTCTGCCGCAGCAGTTTCATTTGTGGCCAGGTCCATAAAAAGTTGACTGTAGGCTTCAGTCTGAGAAAACTCGTCCCTAAGTTCTTGAGTCTTAATAAATCGACGTCCATCGTCAGACTTGACCCCATATGCTTTTAATAACACATCCTTAAAGATACCAATAATCTGCTTGCTGTCTTTTTCTTTAACGACCTTGTCAATTTTATTTGCAAGACCGCCTTCTGAAGAAACCTCCATCTCAGCAACTTCAGCTTTTGTGAAGTTAAACAGAAATTCCTCAGTTCTTTCATTACCATCAAAATCTGTATATGTGATTACTTTTTTGTACATTTGTTTCTCCTTTCAAAAGTATTAAAGGAGCCCTAATTAAAGAGCTCCTTTAGGTATAACTATTACATATTAACCAGCTGCGGGAGTCATCAAAGTGATAACCTCGGCAGGAAGAGGCAGACGTCCTTCGGTGCTTGGCGCAGTTCCATAGAGAATAATCTCTAATGCAGCCAATTTAGCAGCATCAGCTTTTGTGGAATCGATCACGATTGAGGCCGTTGGTTTAAATCCAGCAACTTCAACCGGGGTCGTTGTTACTTCCCAACTGAAAGTCAATGCTTCAGGAGAGTCATTGATTGACTGGTACCCTTTTTCTGAAGGAGCGGCCATTGCTCCATAAATTAGATGGAGTTTATAACCCAATTCCTGACCAGCAACATCATTACCCAATAGAGTACGATACGCAAGTCCAAATTGTTTGCGTGACTGCTGGCCAAATTTTACACCAAGAACTGCTTCTGCTGATCCATCACAAACAGCAAATTCATCAGGATAAGTAAAAGCTTCAATAGTCGCGCCAAATTCTTCAGCGGACACAAGATTCAGATACTTAATATTATCAGCATATTGAGGACTGGCCTCAGCACCTGATGGACTTTCGGTAACACCAGTAAGACCATTCCAGGCCACACCTTTTGGATAAGCGCCATTAGCGTCCATAACAAACAAGACACCATGGTCAATACCAGTTTCATAAAAACGCTTACCAGTTTCATCCCAAACGATTTTATTCGCCATATTAAGGGTTCTCCTTTAATAATAAATATTAAAAACATCATGATAAAGATTGTCTGTGACAAACCTACGGTCAAAAGAACATTTAGGCATAGCAGCAATCTTTTCCGGAATTAAACTATCTGGACTTCTATCAATAACGGTTACTTTATACCGTTTATTATGCAGATAGGTGTTATTGTCCGCAAAAACTGTATCTCTGGCAAATAACTCATATACTATACATGGGTAGCTCATATTAATAGTCGAAGGAGGTTGAAAATATACCTTGTCTGAGCCTAAAAGATTTTCTAATATAATTTGCAAATTAGTTCGTAGGCCCATTGTAGACACCTCCAACTGTTAAAATGAGACGGGGTCTTTGGATATCAATATTACTGATTTTCCAAGAAACCCCATTCCATTTGATATAGCGCATCGTTTGAAAATTCTGCATAGCAAAAATATCAGCAATTATACTGATTTGATTTGTTATGTTTAAATTCTCATTCAGACGATTAGGATCTTCCCAACGTCTGGCCGATCTAATAATATCGCCAGTATAGGAATATTCAGTTATTACTTCAGTATAAACACCAGGCGCAGTTTCTTCAGTCCGGACATACCCGATTACTCCATGAAACTTTGCCATTTTGATAGTTGCCTATTATCCAGCGGCTCTAGTCTGTTCAATGATGAGCGCAGACTTGGGCAGGGTTAAGGCGCCAGAGCAACGAGTCTCAAGCAAGTACTTGTACTGGTTGTAATCGATATCAAAGTCATCAAACATGCTTACTTGACCACCCTGATCAGCACCGATGGTGTAATCTTTCGGATTCATAACAATGCCGATCAAATCGATCGTGGCCGGGGCAGGATCAGTAATGGCACGACTAACGCCAACCATTACTGGGACTTCTTGAATACCTGAAACGCGAAGGGCTGCTGCCAGTTCAGCTTCGGTTCCATAAAGACGACGATCCTGTTTGTCTTTCAAAAGGAGCATATCCGTGATGAAAGAGGCCGTGGTATAAAGAGTCGGATTTCCAGAACCCTTATAACTATCTCTTGCTCGAACAATAGCCTCCATTTTGTCCATTGTAGTGGCAGTTGATTCCAAAACAGAACGTTCCACATACATTTCGACATCACTATACACAGGACGAATACAGGTATCATCAACTTTGTCAGCAGATTCTGCTGCCCGACCATCACCGATTAATACTGCACGAGCAATTTCTTCGTCTAACATTAAACGCATTTCCGCCTTCAACCAAGCAACAACATTCAGATCTGTAATATCAATAATATCATCACGATCTAATTTTTGTTTCTTATAAATGGTCGTTGGACCGGTTGTACGTTTAAGCATCTTGACAACTTCTTCAACTTTAAGCGCGCCTTTAACGTAACCACGGGCACGAGCTTCAGCAGCAGTAATATCAGCTGTCATGCTCTTAATACGAGAAAATGGAGTGTGGTGAGTTCCAGAAATAAGGGAATTAACCCAATCCATATTCCGTTTGATAAAGTCCGGATTTTCGCGAACTGCTTTAGCATCAGGGAATAAATAATCGATATTCTCGATACCATATGTCACGGCATGAGCAAGGAAAGATTCACGGAAAGAACCTGTCTTTTGAGCATCCGCAACGATTTCCATAAATTGAGCATGAGTAAGGGTCTTTTCCACTTTATCTTCTTCTCCATTCCGATCAAATAAATTTTTCTTCATAAGTTCTTCATCTCCTTCTGAATATGAATGTTCTGCAGTATCTGAATCTTCATCGCGAGCTTCGGCAACTGCTGCAACCATAGCATAAACTACAGCTTTTTGCTTTTCGTTAAGAGTTTCGAAAACATCACCCAAAGTTTCTCCATCAGAGTCTTCCTCTGGTGATTTATCTTCATGAGCAAGTTCTTTTAAGGACAGAGTCAGCCCACTATAAATAATAGCCTCATCTTCGGATTCGGTTTGACTTCCATCTGAATGCTCAAAACTTAAATTATCGATCAAAGCTCCTGGATTAGCTCCTGATAAAACCAAACTTACTTCTCGGATAACACCATGAAGTACATTCTTTGATTTTTCTACTAACCCATTAGCATAAATTGATAAAGCTGTAATATCTCCATGCTGGACAAGCAACTTTGCATTAGAACCTGCAGGCGTGTCATTAAACTTTCCGTAAACGTACACACCATCCATACGATTTTCAAGTACTGCATGGCCTAACACGTTTGCTGGTTCATTATGGAGATGCTGCCAAACTAATGGCACTGTCTGGCCATCATTATCTTTAAATGCATCTTTGGTAATGACACGGCCATCACTGCATTTAAGATTATTTTTAGTGGCGTAACCACTAAAGTCAAAAGATTTTTTCATACTTTTTCGATAGTCCTTTCATTTTGATTAGGCTGAACTTTTTCTTCAGTGGGTACTTCTTTAGACGGATTTAAATTCTTATTTCGTAATTCATCTGCAGACGGATCATTGCTTGGTTTATATCCAATAATCGAACGCACCTCATTAGAACTAAGAATTGCATTCCGGGTAAAGCTATCTGAAACTGTGGCCAACGTCTCCGCAGGAACTAACTTAAATACATCTCTAAAATAAGTAATAGTTTGTCCTTGCGACCTAGCCGTTTTTGTGATAAACTTTCTTTGCAAACCATCAGAAATAGCAGCAAGAAAAGGCTCGATTGTTCTATTATAATAGTTAAGCATCACCTTTTCATCCGCTGTTCCATCAAAAATACTAGTAGTCAAACCTAATTGGCCATACAGCATAGAAGTTAAATATTCTATTTGTTTAAGCAAATTATTTTCTGCAGGTCGGTTTAATTGGGTTATTCTTTCAGTCCCATCTGTATAGGCTATCCCATACTTAGTCCCCGACAACTGGGCTTCAATATCTTTTCTACGTATTTCAGCTTGTTCTTTTCTAGCTGGTGTTTTAATCACATATGGTAATTGTATAATCAAATCTAATTTACCAGATCCACTTTGCGTGTCAATGGCATCTAAAAGATTTAATTTATAAATTAATCTCTTTAATGTAGAATTAGGTTCGTTCATTACTGGATAGAAAGGATTCTCAATAATAGCAACCATGTTTTTAGGTAATAAAACATCTTCTCTATTTCCAGTTCTGTCATTATACAAATTTACTCTTACATGATTAGGCCTCCATTCTACAATTCTTCCAGTTCGCATTGTCTGTATATCATAAGAACCGGATACTGTTGGATCTAATGTGGTATCTATTGGAACTACAGCTATAACACCTTCGTCACATAATGACCATACAATATCCTGAATAAATGCTTTGGAGCTTTGATCAACATTGGCTTCTACTGATAAACAGTTGTTTAAACCTGAACGAATGGTTTCTGAATATCTGTTGTTTTCATCAACACGAACATGTTGCATAGAAACTGATGAAACATCTATACCTATTCGTGTATATATTGACGAAATAATAGAACGCTCATTGCCAACATCAAAACGAATACGATCAGGTCTGGTGCTATAAACAGGTCCTAAATTTCCTAGAAATTCTTTATTAGGATCTTTATTCAAAAATATATTCCAAGCATGTTTTAAACGATCTGTAAAAGAATCTGGCACACTAAAAACCTCCTTTCTTTTTGGCAAGAGTTACCATATAGGTTTACCATATTTTTTATTTCTCTCTGCTTCTTCTGCTAAAATTCTTGTATTTTCTTTTATCATAGCAGGGGTATCGCGGCCATACTTATCAAAAAATATTTCCTTTGTTTTTATTCCTGCTGCTTTATCGAAAGCCTCATTTAAAAAATTTGATTCTTGCACTACAGCATTTCTTTTTGCTAATACATTCATTATTGGAAGAAGAATTATTGTAGAACGAGCTGCGACTTCCATAGCATCTTCTCTAGTCCATTTTGTATCTTTTTGACCTGGTTTTAAAGAAGCCCTTCCATTTTTAATATCGTATCTCCCGGCAGCGCTTGCTGCTAATCCGTCTTTTAATAAAGTACTAAATGCCGCTTGTTTGGCTAATTTAAAACTTGC